CGCACACGCGTTAGCGTGTGCGGAGTCATTGTTGTAATTGGCGTTACGACGCCCTTTTTGAGTTCATAGTATCTCTTTTTCAGCGTTACGACGCTGATTTGGAGTGCTTTGCACTCAATTTGTATTTACAAACTTTATCATACCCGTTCCCTGGGATAGTGGGACCCCCGTCATGAGGATAGTCATTTCTGACGTAAGACAGACGTATGAAGGATGACAAAATTTGATATAGGTAACTATGAAAGAGTTTTCCTCGAACTCTTGATGATTAGTTTACTAAACTGATGTGTACCTTACTTTGTAAGGCGCGTCCCTTGTGCTTTTGCACATGATTGTGGAAACATGGATTCGCATTTTATAGTTTAGTAATAAACTACAGTTTAGTACAGGTAAGACTGACCTGTCTGGTAATCGGTTATGGATTGATAATCCTGACTTGATCTTTGATGATCTTGATTGATCTTCTTTTGCCGAAAAGGCGTTTACTTTGAGAGTAAGACGTTGAAAATGTACCCTACTAGCATGGGTCGACGTAATGGTCAAGCATTATTCATTTGGACTGTTGTTCCGGCAGTCAGTAAGAATTCAGTATTCTGAGGGTTGGCACCCGATGAAGGTACTGTTGCTACTCGATTTAAACAAATTCTAGGACATACAAAGGATGTGCACGAAATAGTATTGTCGCGATGTTTGGAGTATTCAAAAACTCTGTAGTTCGCTACGTAAGACGACTTTTGATCGTGTATTTGATCTTGTATGGAGAAGTAATATTTTGATTTATCGGAGATTAAGGAATCATGTTCCTTTTATCTTGAACACAGCATGACATTTATTTATCAGGCTAGTACACACGGAAATTGTGTTCGGGAAACGCAAGTATGCCAAAGGCTTGCACCCAGTGCCAGAGATCCATTATTGGATTGTCTGAAGATCCTTTTTAGGATGATGTGTTGGTTCTTTCTAGGTTGGCATTGTTGTTTCAACAGTCAAATGGGCGAAATTCCTGAAAAGGCATTTGCTCGTAAGAAGTGGTTGAAAAACAAGGACGCTCGTATTGTTGAGCGTACAAAGAGAGATTCCTGTGGTGGACAGGAGAAAAAGGATTTTAAGAAGAAATCTGGGAAGAAGAAAGAGAAATTTACTCCCCAGATTGGTTCGGTTGCTATTGCGACGGCGTTCGCTAATCTTGCAAATATTGAAGGAATCTCCATTGATGATTCCACCCTTAATAAGGTGGAGAATCTTGGAGCTTTATTTCTTGCTTGTAAAGATTGTACAACCGTATCCGGCTTTCTTAGTACTTGTTTTCTGTATTTGAAGACGCATTACACCAAGAGTGTTGCAAATCTTGCTGCCCAATATCTTTCCGAAGTATTGGGTGCAGAATTTGATTCTCAACTTGGTGAATTTGGTGTTAAAACAGAGGACAAGCCTAAGTGGCTACTTCTTTTAAAAGACCTCCAAGAAAATTGGACTTTAGTGGTCCGAAATGAAGGATTTAAGAAGATTTCACATGTTTTGAGCCTTTCTTTGGCTTTGGGACTTTGTGAATCTGCTGATCTTGATTTTAAAATTGGAGGTATGAAGTTATTTTCCATTGGTGCACTTACCAAACATGCTTCAGCTGTTGATTTGATTGATGCTGTTTTCGAGACAGTCACCTACTTTGCAGAAGGTGGTTATGCTTGTTTTCAGCGTGGATCCATTAAGCCGTTGTTGTATGGTAATATGGAAAATGAGGAATTTGAAGAGCTTTATTCTAAATGTCTTCGTTGTCAAGAATATGCCAAGTGTGGTAATCTTGAAAAATATGAAGACATGAGTGAAAATGATTATGAAGCTCTTCTTGCACAGTGCATTGAGAAGGCGAATATGCTTGTTACTACATCTCGTGGTCCTGTTGAGAAGAATTTTCTTCGCAGGAAACTTGATACTTTGAGATTGTGGCAAGCAACGTTTCGTCAAACTCGTGTACAAGGTGGTTTGCGCGAAGCACCTTATTCGATCGGAATTTATGGCGGTACTTCTGTTGGAAAATCTACTATTGCCAATGTGTTAATGGTTACGACTTTATTGCACAATGGTTATTGTGCCGCAGACGATCGAATTGTAACTTTGAATGAACAAGACAAGTTTTGGTCTAATTTCCGATCATTTACAAATGGAGTTTTGATTGATGATATTGGAAATACCAAAGCTGATTTTGTTGAACGTGCCCCTACTTCCTTAATGATTCAGTTAGTCAATAATGTTCGTATTTATGCGAATATGGCTGAAGCTGACATGAAAGGAAAGGTTTCTGTTGAACCTAAAGTAGTGATTGGCACTAAGAATGTCAAAGATACATGCGCAACCACTTATTCCAATGAACCTGCTTCTATCACACGTCGTGATCGTATTACTTTAACTGTAAAAGTTAAACGTGAATATGCGGTTCACGATATGTTGAATGAAGATAAGGTTAAGGCTGCTTTTCCAGGCGGTGCACCATTGATCCCAGATTTTTGGGACATTACCGTTGAAAGATCTTTTCCCATACCACATGGAGTTAAGGGAAAAGCAGCCACTGTTGGATGGGAGGTTATCCAGTGGAATGGAAAACCTCTCTTGGATATTGGGTTACCAGAGCTTATTCGCTGGATTGGACAGGATTCTGTCAAATTTTACGACAATCAGAAGATGATTGTTGATAAGAATAACAATCTAGCTGGAAAATTGGAGCTCTGTCCAGAATGCCGTTACCCTATTCCTGATGTGTGTGTTTGTCAACAAGTGCAACACATCTTTCTTTCTCGTATTGATGATAGATGTTCAACGGGCTATTGTACTCGTTGTGAAGGACATCATCGTGAGTATGAGGAAGTTATGGGCAATCAGTTGGGTGAGAAAATCGTGAGAGCAATGTATCCTAGGTATCGTGCTTGGGAGAAAATTGTTCGACCGCGGTTTGCATACTGGACCAATGAGATTGAAGAATGGTCAGTCAAGAAGTTATTAGAACGACTTGACTGGCTTGAAACATCTCCTTGGGTAGTGTGGACAAATTATATTCCACAGGAATGGCTTAATGAAAGTTGGATGAAGAATATCGTGTGGTTTACACGAGAGAATGAGATTCGGGCACGTGTTCGACGCGCCTATTTGAATCATATTTTTATGATGTTTTTCATCTTTTACCTTTCATTTTTTGTGCATTCGATTTTGATTGCTCTTTTAGCTTTTCCACTTACTGGAATTTCCGGTGTGGTGAGGCATGAAAAGGAGCGTTTATATCAAGAAGTTTCAAGTGACAATGCAGCTATGCCAGAGGTCTTTAAACTTTATCGTGATAAACATGTAAAGTGGATAACTGGATGCTGCGCTGTTGTTGCTTGTTGCTATGCGATTGCACAAATTTGGAAAGCTTTTAAAGTTGTTCCTGCGCCCCAAGGTAATCTGGCTCCCTCTTCTAATGTTGAGATTGTTGAGAGAGATTCGGAAATGAATCCTTGGGCTGGTGTTGTGGTATCTGAAATGCCATGTACACGAGAAGCTAAAACTACTACTCCAGATCAATTGGAGAAATTAGTTAATGCAAACTTGTGTCACATGACAATTCAGGTTAAAACTTCGGGAAAGATTCGTACATTTGAATGCGATGCTTTCTTCCCGAAGTCTAATGTCGCTATTGTTCCTCAGCATATGTGGAAAGCTGATGATATTAAAGCAACCTTTGTTCGCCATGATCCGAGTAAAATCGGAGGCAATTTTGAGTGCTTTTTATATCGTAAGAACAGTATCGACATTCCCAATACTGATTTGTCCGTGGTTTGGGTCCCCAATGGTGGGGATTGGAAAGATTTGACAGCATACTTACCACTTGCTAGATTTGATAGTGTGCCTGCTCGTTTGACTTTCAAGAAGAATGATGGATCTATTGTAGGTTCGAAACTCTTCATGGAAGTTGATGAGGTAATGACACATGCTGCAAATTTCTTTGGTGCAAAATATGATCTCAGGTTTGAAACCTTTGAAGGGTTGTGTATTGCACCATTGATCACGGAGACCAAAGGACCTCTAATTGGTGGATTTCACCTTGGAGGTAAAAATGGTCAGACCCGTGGTTGTAGTGGTTTGTTGTTGAAGAGTGAGTTTGACGCAGCTTTTGAGCGTCTGCGTAATCAACCTGGAGTTGTGTTATCTAAAAGTTCAGGAGTAATTCCAAAAGAGCTTTATGATGTGCAATTCTATGAAAATGCAGATGTTCATCCCAAAAGCCCTATCAATTTTCTGCCCGAAGGTACTAATTGTAAGTATTATGGGCAGGTTAAAGGACGGGCGTCTTACTACTCCGATGTGGAGGAGACTGTCATCTCTTCACACGTGGAGGACGTGTGTGGTGTACCCCAGAAATGGGGTGGTCCAAAATTTCGCAAAGGATGGCCTTGGCAGGCATCTTTGCAATTCTCTACAAAGCCATCATGTGGTATTGAAGGGTCCTTGCTTGAGAAAGCTTGTAAGGACTATATCAAACCAATTTTAAAGGCATTGGATAATTTGACATCCCTGAGAAATCAGGTTCGGCCTTTGAGCCGAATGGAGACTGTCTGTGGAATCGATGGAGTTCGATTCATAGATAAAATGCCTCCTGGTACGTCAATTGGATATCCTCTTTCTGGGCCAAAGTCCAATTTTATTGAACTTTTGGATCCTGAGGAAAATCCTACACACCAATGTCCTGCTGAACTTGATGAGAGATTTTGGACACACGCAGAAGAAATGGAGAAGCTTTACTTAAAGGGTGAGAGAGCTTATCCAATCTTCAAGGCTTGTTTGAAAGACGAGCCAACTAAATTGACCAAGGACAAGGTCAGGGTATTTCAGGGAGCACCTGTTGCTTTGCAGTTATTAGTACGCAAGTACTTTCTCCCTGTTGCCCGAGCATTGTCCATGATGCCTCTTACATCTGAGTGTGCTGTTGGTGTGAATGCCCAAGGTCCTGAATGGGATCAATTGGCCAAACATATCAAACAGTTCGGAGATGATCGTATTTTAGCTGGTGATTACAGTAAGTACGATCTCCGGATGCCTGCTCAGGTGATGTTTTCTGCATTCCGTGTCATGATGGATATTGCTAAGTACTGTGGCTATTCTGACCATGATCTTTTAATCATGGAAGGAGTTGCTACGGATATTTGTTATCCTTTGATGGCATATAATGGTGATTTGATACAACACTTTGGGTCTAATCCTTCGGGACAAAACCTAACAGTGTATGTCAACTCTATTGTAAATGCTCTATTGTTTCGTTGTGCATACTTTGAGATTTGTAAAGATCGTAAAGATCTTCCAGATTTTCGGAAAGTTTGTGCATTGATTACATATGGAGATGATGCAAAGAGTTCAGTTCATGCTGATTTCAATGAATTTAACCACGTTTCTGTGGCTAAGTTCTTGGAAGAGCATGATATGAAATTCACCATGCCGGATAAGGAGTCCGAGCCAACACCGTATATGAATGATACGGATGCAGATTTGCTCAAAAGAAAGAACGTTTATTGTGAGGACACTGGAATGATTATGGGAGCACTCGATGAAGATTCAATCTTCAAGAGTTTGCATGCCACACTCAAATCCAAAGCACTTACTAAGGAGCAGCAATCAATGCAGAATATTGATGGCGCTCTTCGTGAGTGGTTCGCACATGGACGAGAAGTCTATGAGCATCGCCGCCAACAAATGCAAGAGGTAGCTAAGCGAGCGGATATAATCCATGGTTGTACTGTTGTTCATGAAACATATGACGACAGACTAGCAGCTTGGAAAGAACGCTATGCTTAGACATCGGCATTGTCTTGGGAAGACATTTAAAAGCATCCCTCTGGGCGTATCCTACCATGTCTATATTGTATATAACCAAAAGGAGGCTATCTGTATTGGATGACCGAGCTGGATCAATTAGTTCGATCATAGATTCAGCTTAGGCTTGCAGATAGAAGCACTTTCCCCGTAAAGTACCCCTATTTAGGGGGGTGTTCGCTACACACAAGATCGACAAACGTTGCACGGATTGAGTCTTCCGTGTAAATGTACATACGACTTGCTAACATGTATAATAATAATAATAAATTTAATGTATCAATAAACGAGGAAAATTTGGAGTCCCAACATCAGAATGTTCATTTCAGTGATCAAACTCCTCAATGGGACTATACAGTGGACAGTATGCCGGACCCCACTTTCAATATTGCTGATTCGAACGACGCGGATTTGGGAAATTTCTTTTCCCGTCCCGTCAAGATTCGGTCTTACAGTTGGGCAACAGGTACAAATTTGTTTGAAAAATTCAATCCTTGGCAGGATTTCTTTGAAAACCCTAGGGTATTGAATCGTATCACAAATTTTAACCTTTTGCGCTGTAAGTTGAAAGTGAGGATCGTTTTGAATGGTAATGGATTTCATTATGGGCGAGCAATCGCTTCATATATTCCACTCCATAACTTGGATGATTTTACGAAAGATCGCTCTTTCTTCATTCAAGATGTTGTAGCTGCCAGTCAACGTCCACATGTATATTTGGATCCTACCACCAGTCAAGGTGGAACACTTACTCTTCCATTCTTTTGGTATGAGAATGCCTTACGTATTCCCAATCAAGAGTGGAGAGAAATGGGTGACATCATAATTCATGGTATGCAGATTTTAAAGCATGCCAACGCAGCAACTGATCAAGTCATTGTTTCCGTTTTTGCTTGGGCGGAGGAAGTTTCTCTCTCTATTCCTACGGCAAATGAGCCAGGTGCTCTAGTGCCGCAGATGGGAGAGGTCTTTACTCCTCAAACAGCAGATGAATATGGTGCGGGTCCAATATCGCGTCCAGCAGGCATTGTTGCTAGAGCTGCAGGCGCTTTAAGTAATATACCTGGTATAGGTATGTATGCGCGTGCCACACAAATGGCCGCAAATGCAGTATCAGGTATAGCTTCGATGTTTGGTTATTCAAGGCCAGTAGAACTTGCGGATATACAACCGTATAAACCGACGTTGCTGGGAAACATGGCTAATACCAATGTTCCTGACACGTCTCAGAAA